TAAGGTTTCATTTGTTTTTGAACCTCCAGTTGTATTGGCAGAGATTTCAAAAACCGTATCGCTAGTAATCACTGTAATGTACGAATTAGCAGGAATACCTGATCCTTCCACTACCATATTAAGTGTTAACCCTAATGTGCTGTTTGAAGTGGTAATAGCTCTACCATTATTATAAGAACACCCCGCAACCGTTACTGCGCCATCGTGTGCCATACTCATTTTAACAGCAGTGGGTGCAGTAATTGCTGCATCTTGCATATACCAATCATCTAAAGTTTGGTTGTGATGTACAATCGCATATCTAGGTACAGTTGTATCATCACCTATACCTAAATTTTGACCAAAAATATCTCGCTTGATATGAGCGTACCATTTAGAATTATTAGTAAAGCTACCATCTCCAATTCTTAATACTTGATTATGAGTTAAAAAATCATAAATAGGATTTGATGAAAAACCTGTGGTTAATGTAGTCCAACTTCCTCCTGTACCTGTAGAAGTATCATGTATGGCTAAAAAAGTACGATTCCCAAAAATAAACCATGTAGTGGATGTGTCCGCATCACTGGCATTTTTTTCAGTTCGATAAATAGCAAAGTCCATTTGATATGAAGCATTACCACTACTACTATCAGAAGAAACATTGGTTTGTCCTTTTGGTTTTTCTAAGCGACCTGGTTTTTTATTTTTAATATTGGTAAAAACCGTAAACTCATTATCTTGTAAATCTAATTCAGACTGATTGGTATTTAAACCCCCAGAAAAATCTCTAATGCGTATTCTTGGCATTAAAAGTCCTTATAGTTAATCGTAAACTTAGATTCCCCTGCTCTGCGCTGACGGTCTAGCACCACTTTTTCTTTCCACTCATTCCATTCATTTTTAAAATATGGAATTAAGTTTATATCGCGTAATCGTTCTGCTACCTTCCATGCTCCATAATACACTAAACATTCGTGATAGCGACTGTCTAACATAGGTACATCTGAATCACCTGATAATGTAATAGGTAAAAAATAATAATAGACCTTAATCTCTGCGACTTTACTTGGAATTGGGAATAAGTTTAAATACAATCCGTTAATATAATATCCATAAGAAGTAGGCATAGTAAGCTGAGATAAGTCACTACTAATATCCATAATTTGATCTATACCAATTCGTGTGGTCTGTGAACCATCAAAATCAACACGATAAATACGAATCATATTTGCAAGATTTTGTGATGATGCGGCAGCAGAATTTTCTGTTTTTGTCCAAGCAGTAACGGAAACACCATTGCCATTAATCATTTGATATTCACCAGTTCCAGACACACTATTTCTAGTGGCAAATCCATAAAATAAATTGGCATCATCTGCTAAAATAGTTTGACCTTTATTAATAAGGTCTGTTAATACTGCATCTGCTACTGTTGCGGTACTACTCACTCCAGTAATATTTCTAATTTCAGTTCTTATTTGTGTTAATGTCATAATCCCCTTTTACAGTAAGGGTGGGTTTCCCCACCCCTACTATTTAGTTACTGATGTTTAGAGATCAGTTCTCGCTGTTAAATACTGTATAACTGCATAGTCCTTACTATCAAAGGTACTCATGCCTACACCGTATATTTGTCCAGCCGCAATACCAAGTTTATTGCCATAGTCAAAGGTTTTTTCAACCCAACTCATTCCTTCAACTTGAGCATGACAAGCAGCTCCAGCTCCTAAAAAGAGATTTCTAGCAGCTTTTATTGCATCTCCAGCACCAAGATTATCAGCAGTGGTGATTCCTTCATGCTCATGCACAATTACACCATCATACATACCTAAAGCACCAGAAAAAATTGGATTATCAGACCCTCTGACATTTGCATTTTTCTGAGCATTTAACCATGTGTCATCTTTAGCAAGATCATAGGCTACCTCAGGATGTATTAAAAGAACATAGTGATCTTTTCCATCTACCCTGATTGGCTTCATTTTATAACTCTTAGATGTTCCAAGCATCGCCATTTTCTTTAACTTAGATATATCCTCTGCGGTAGCTAAATCGGTAGCTGCTAAATCTGCTTCTGGATCAGTAGCAGCATAGACAGAACCAGCCGTTCCTGAGTCTGCTCTTAGATATGCACCAGCACCAGAAGTTTTTGTTAATGCACTAAAAAGCTGTGCATCGTGATCTTCTGCGTATTGTCTTTTTAACTGAGCAAGTGCTTCGTTACGAAAATTATAAAGCACTTTACTGTCATCAAAATTACCTGCGTTAATCACACCAAAACGTCTTTGTGCAGTGGTCACAGTCACTTCGTTAGAAGTAAGATTTTGCTCATTGCTTTCTAATGCGCTATCTCCTGTTACTGCTGTTCCTGTGTATCCAACCATACCAAAGGTCATATCTTTACCTTTACCTTCTGGCATTGTTTTTGACACAATCATTGATTCAAATGTATCTCCCATAAATTTTGAGAAATAAATTTCTTTTCCAACTTCGTATGCAAGCTGCTTCGCCCAACGCGATACATTTAAGCCTGTATCCCAACTCATAATTAACTCCTAATTACGTTTATGTAGTTTCCATCAAAGCCTGTAAACGGACATCCTCTGGTAATTTATTCCAGTCTGCCTGAGAAATAGCGTCAAAATCAATTTGAGTTTTATTCCCACCTGTTGCATTGGATAGTGTTGTTGGCACTTCATCTGCTTGGGTAAGTTTATCTGTCACTTGCTTAACGCCTTCCGTTTTAGCTTTGGTTTTTTCTTGTTCTAATGTCATAAGCGTGTACGCATCCTGAATAAGACTAATGCCTCGCTCATCTCCGTATTTAGCAATCGCAGTAAGTTCTTCTGTACTAAGATTGGGATTTTTCTTCACAAAACTATCTACCATTTCCTGTTGAGCTTGTTTCATTTTTTTCTCAGTCATCTCACTTTCTTGTTTTTTTCGCTCTGATGCGAACTTTTCTTCTATTTGTTTAGAGATATGAGGTAAAACGCTATTCAGATCATAAGGATCATATTCGGGTAGTTTTGGTTCTTCTACCTGTGGGGTAGTATTTGCCCTAATCTCGTCTAATGATTTTCTCAGTTCACCAAGTTCATTGGTTTGCCTTCCATTCATTTCACGAAGATTCTTATAAGACTTGTCCGTATTATTCGCATACGCTACTAGGTCATCAACCGATTTAAACTCTTGATCGCCAACCTTAAACGATTGCGGTTCTACTGCGGGTGTCTCTGCTACTTGCTCACTTACATTGGACTCTGGGGCATCTGAGGCTGTGCCTGCGATTTCCTTTTCAGCGTCTATGTAACTTGTTGTTTCTTCCATTACCTTGTCCTTTTATTGGGGGTTCT